AAGAATCTTTCCCGAATTGATTTGTACCAGTTGCGTCTATCCCGTCTTTGTCTTTAGGGAAACCAAGTCCTGTCAGGAGCCAGTCATCACCTGAGAGTGCTTCACTCAGCACCTGATTAGCGCCACTTCCGAATCGCTGTGCAAGACCGTTGCTGCTGTAACCGGTTTCAAACGCCGGTACAAATGCATCCATCATGGCTGCCACACCTGTCGCTCCCCAGTGGTCGGTTGCTCCAGAATTACTGGAGGTGAAATCCTTCATAGCGGTAGCTTCTTTCGCTACATAGAACGTTCCTGATGTAGTCGTTCCGTGGTTAGTCCCTGCAACATACGCCAACGTAAAGCCTGATGTATTAACCCCGTCCAGTGTGTAATTATCGGCATCGATTTTCGTAACCTGATAGATTTTGTCATCCAGTCCAGCCCAGTCGCCGCCCGCAATGTTTACTAACATTATATAGTCGCCGGTTTCTTTGGTGTGGGTTGTTTCCTGCACGTTTGCGGGGTTAGCTCTGGAGATATCCTCAATCGTGTCATTAGCCGCAATACAGGTCATGCCAAGAGAAACCTCGTACATCAGACCATTCAGGTCGGCTACGCCGCAGTTCTGCCCGTTGTGGGTTGACTTAGCGAAGAGATTTCCTGCTCCTCCACCATATCCAGCAGAGCCAGTCTTACCACAATTAGAAAAACCATCCGTCTCCCACATAACTGTTCCATCGTAAGTGTCGCTAAGGGCATTATTGTTGCAACCCTTCGGATGATTATAAGTGGCGTCATACCAAGCACAATAAGTTGTGTCAGATGAACCCTGTCCATGTGCTAAGCTAAGTAAAGCCAAAGCTGCATACTGGAATTTAGAGCCAGTGTGGAATATGGAAGAAGCATTCACCGCACCATCTACGCCATCCCTTGCATGAGCGGCATTGATAGTTTCGTAATAAACATTACTACTACACGCCGTCAGTTCAGCAATGGGATTGTGGTCTGCGTGGGCTGATATCGGCAGACCATTCTTGATAGAACTTGCCACATATCCCGAACCTTTGGCATTTTTAGACACCATATACTTATCAAAGAAGAATCCCTGCTGGTCAATCCCGCCGTCAATAAAAGCTCTGTGCATAGCGTACCCGTCAGCGTTAGCAGCGGCTTCTGTTGCATAAGTATCCATGCCTTTTATAGTAACTGTGTTGGTGGAAATCTTATAATAGAAGCGTGGAATCCAGACCATGATTGAGCCGTCTTCAAATTGGTAATTGCCATAGTTATCACTTGACGGGTCTGTATAGCCAGCAAGAGGTGTGAATCCAGTTGGTAAGTTTGGGCATATTCCAACACCAAATCCTTCATCACCCTGAACACCTACGTTGTTTTCATAAACGATATCCAAAGATGTTCCAGTGAGCGTTACCCCGCTAAGTGTCACACCCCAAGCAGGGCTGGCAAATAGCAGGATTATTAAGATTAGTTTTTTCATAATTACTCTCCAAATATTTTATCGGTTTCATAGGTATCAGACGACACCCACACTATAACTTCACCCGTTACCGATGAAGCTGATGCGGCTATTCTGTATATTCTCCAACTAAGCAGATCACCAGCCGATATCTCATGGCCAACAGCGTCATGGTCTATAACGAAAGTAACCATGTAAGTGTCATAGGCTGCGTTTCGACTTGTTAAAACGGTGGTTTCAACATCAACATCAACAGCAGTCTCATGTACGGGGTCAGCACACGTCATTCTATCCCACGAAAGCCTAAACTGGAATTTATCCCCCACATCTTCAGACTGGCTGATAGAGGTCGCAAAACACACAGAGATATCACTCACCCCATCCCACCTTGAGGGAATGATAGAATAGAAGAACAGTTCTTCATCATCCGAACTGTATACGGGCATTGAATAACCGTGATGAACGCCCCTTGTGACAACAGTAGGCTTTGAATGGGCGATTTGAGGAATAACATTAAACGAAGGTCTAAGGCGTAAATGCCTTTTTGCCGTGCCGTGAAAAGTCGTAACACCGCCAGAGGAAACACCTGTATAATTTGTATCGTCTCCAACCTCGATTCCGTCCCTGAACAAAGATTCACTCACTCCACCAAAAGCCGGAACAGCCAGAAACAGAACTAATATAATGATAAGTTTTTTAATCATAGCCCCCCCTAACTTGCATCACCCATAGCCGTAAATTCGTAGTAATATACGATAGCTCTAATCTGTCCATCCGCAGCAAAAGTCTTGCCACCATCGCAAGTTATTGTAATGTCCGCTTCGCCAGAAGCTACTTCAGAAGTGAAACTATTCTCTTTTGTGTTTTTTGCGAATGCTGTACCCGAAGAAATTACTCCGCTTCCACCGCCTGAATATGCCGCAGAATAAGTCGTACCGCCATCAGAAGAAGTCAAGACTACATCATTCCTGAGTTGGCAACCGAAAATCTTAGCACCAGTCGGAATATTGACTTGAATAGCGAAGGTTTTTGCCGCCGTAGCTGTGCCAACCGCATTAACTTTCTTTAAGTGCAACCCGCCAGTTGTGTCTTGAATACCGAGATTTGAATAAAAGGTAGCCTGCCCTTCACTGGCATCATAGTGCATCAAGTCTTCCAATGTTCCTGCCGTTCCCTGCGCACCCTGAGCTTGAAAATACATATCGACAACTTCCGCACCAGTTCCAGTTGCAGTAGCATCTACGTAGATTTTAGCGTTCACATCAGAATCGGTACAGTCCGAATCCTTAAATTCTACTGAAGGCGTGGGGGTGGCGTCAGATTCAACCGTGCCTGTTGCGCTCACGTCTGTGAATGTGCCAGCAGCCGGAGTATCATCGCCGATAGCCCCTGGCGCCGACATCTTAGCCGTGATATTCGCAGGAGTGGTCACTCTATCCGTAGCCGTACCTGTAACAGTTTCTTCATTGGTAGCGAGTTCAACTACACCAGTGGCAGCATCGGTGGCATTTTGCTTCAAAGCGGTAAAAGCATTAGCTGCGGTACTTGCTCCTGTCCCGCCATCGGCTATTGCAAGATCGGTTATTCCGGTTATCGTGCCTCCTGTGATTGCCACATTTCCGGGGTCGTAGGTGGCGGAGAGAGCCGTAGCAGATAACATCTGGAAATGAGTTCCGTCATATTCAATGAGAACATGCTGTCCAGCTTCAACATCTCCCGTAACAAGGTCTTGGTCGTGGGCTTTTTTGATTGTCTTTGCGCCCTTACCGTTGATGTTGATTGAGGCCGCTCCAGTGTTGGCGGTTTTGGCGTAAAAAGTCACCTTCATGCCAGTTACATAAGCATCAATGGCTGGAACCAAGGTAATCACATAGGTGTCTGATGCTTCATTGTCAGCCGCATAGGTCATGGTTCCACGCTGAACAGTGTAAGCAAGTCCGTCAGGGGTGACCACCTTCGCTGTGTCGGTTCCGGCGATTGTTTCGGCACTGGTGGCGAGTTCAACCTCTCCCGAATTAGAGGTAGTTGCATCCAGCGGATAGTTCCAAGCACCCCACGCAGGAGACGCCAATAAAACAAGAACTAATAGTGTAGTTAAAAATTTCTTCATCATATCCTCCTATTGAATAAACAAATAAAGTGTTATCACCGCATCAGCAGAGGTTCCAGTTTCAGTCACCTTTATCTTCAAAAATGGATTCAGGATAGGCTTAAATGAAGTGATATCAGTTCCAGATGTTCCAGATGTTTTTGTGAGTCCTGTAGCGATATCATCAGCAGTGCTTGGTTCGACAAAGGTTCCATCATCTGTTTCACAACTGGTATATTCCAGTGAAACCGTACCGGTTCCTGTGATGGTATATTTAACGGCAAAAAATCCACCTTGAGCAATCTGTCTCAAATCAACCGCTACGGACGATGCATTTGTGTTCTTGGTGATTGTTTGAGAGTTAAATAGTTTGTAAACCGTTACTGGTCTTTGCCCGAAAACAGCCGATGCACTCGGAACCAGAAACAGTAACAACACGCTTACCAGTAAAAATGTAAATAGTTTTTTCATCTTAGCCTCCTGTTTTTGCTTTTCTTAAAGTTATTTTAGATTTTTTTGGTTTCTTTGTAACGTCAAATTGACTAATTGCTGCTGGTTTGAATTGACGCTTTAGTGCTGTTACACCCTTGTATTCATCCCTTGTTTTATACTTTTCAAGAGTTGCAAGTAATTGAAGATTTTGTGATAGTTTCTCTAAAAATGCCACAGTTACTCCCAAAGTTAAAACCGTTCTCATACTTAGTGCATTTATAATTGTAGTCAATTCTCTTATTGCGTAATACTTCAGCTTACCAGCAAACGAACTTTTGTCTTCTTCGGTATCAGTTAAAGCAGATACAGCAACTATAACCGCCCCTATTTCAGCAAACCTGAAAAGTTCTTGTGCTTGCACTTTGCTAAGTCTTTTCTGCGGGTTCCCTAATCGGGTCATTGTTCTTGCTAATGAAGCTGTGTTCTGAACAGTTGAACTCATAATGGGTATTGCCCATCCCCTGAATTTTGTAATAGCGGCTCCTGTTGATGTAGCTCCAAGAACACTATGTGCGCCATCAATATCAACCCATCTCCCACACATTTTTGTCATTTCTGCTAACTTTTCAGAACTTATTTTACCAGCCTTAAACTCGGCCTTTGTCATATTGCCAAGTAAAATGTCTTGCTTTGTGGCCCTTCTGCTCCACTTAAACAATCCATATAAAAGCATATTTACATTCTCACCTATATTTCTGGCTGGCTGAAAGACTTCTTCAATTACACCCTCCCCCGTAAAAGATTTATACTCTTTAAGTATTTTTCTGCCTTGAGGTGTCAATTTTCGTGCATTTGCAAGTGCAAGTTTCCTTGTCCCAAGAGCAACCGTCTTCGCAGTTGTTTCCCCCACGATTGCAGCAAGCTCAAGTGGGATATTCAGGGCAATATATCTTAACGAGATAAGATTGTTAATACCCCTTATCGTGGCATCTATCTTTCCGCCCTGTTGGATTCCGATATTGATTGAACGCCCTTTTTTGTTATTAAGATACTGCTTAACAAATGTCATCAAACTATCATTCAAAAATACTCCCGTCTGTGTGGTTTCCTTTGGTCTTAATGCCATTGCTAATGTTTCTATTGTGGGGACAGACTCATCGAGTGCCATTTTTTTGAAAAATTGTTGCATATATATATCAGTTGATTTAATAACATTTTGTGTGGGCGTGAGTTCTCCAGTCCTATACATCGTTTGACGCATAAACTTTCTCATTCCAAGGATCTCACCCGTCTTACTGTCAAGAACCCTAAAATGTGCCTCATCTAATTTCCATCTGTTCAGTATGTCCTTCGCTGCTTTTTTTATTCCAGTATCTTTTATATCAACCAATAGTTCGCTTAATGGTCGTTTGGCATGAAACACATATTTATCATCAGCAAATCGAGAACTCTTTAAGTCTTGATTTACGAGAAGATAATTGTATGCCTTTTGATAAAAGTCTTGTATGTAATTAGCAAGAGCAAGTTCCTCCTTCGTTAATTTCTTGGCAGCCTCACCCTTAAGAGCTTCGTCCGCTTCAAGATATTTCATCAGTTCTTTTTGACGTGGAATTAGTCTTGCCCCAACCCCTCGCTTTCTTGATTTTAACGCTGCTTTTCCAAGTGCATATAATTGTTCTCTTGCTTCAAAATATTTGACTTGAGTTTTAATTCCAGATATTCTTATTGTGTCAACCATAAAATTATAAAATGGATTCTGTCTTGCAAGTGCTGTATCATATCTGAACCTGTCAAGTTCCTTGACTTTGACACCACTCAATTCTTCAACTGGAACATCAAACTCTTCAGCGGCCTTTTCAATTACTTCACGAGTTGTTTTGGCTCCTTCCCACTTTGTTGTTTCTAATATTTTTACTCTTTTGGGTGATAGAAATTGGTCGCCCTTTTCATATTTGCTTAAAATATCAACATACTCATTTACTTGATCTTTGGTCATTTTCTTAATTGATGGAAGTTTATGTAATTTACGAACATTATCCTCTGCCTTAAATTGCTTCTCTTTTCTAAGGGCAGTCAATGCATTTACGGCTTGCCGTTTTTCTGTGAATTCTTGTGCCTTTATTTCTATACCATCCTTAAATTGTTTGAACTCAAGATTAGACATAAGCCGAATATCTTTCTTGGTGATTTGCTTGAGTTCTGAATCGGTCAACTTAAAATAATATCTGATAGCTCTAATACTCGCTCTTCGCTTGTCGAGAACCTCTTTAGCTGTTCTTATTTTGGCGGGTTTCTCCGATGAAATCATTGCCGGGTATTTCTTTTCTTTCACACCCTCCGCTGGTTTATGTGCCTTGTTCCAGATGTCGGTTAGTTGGGTTTTGGTTTTGATTGAGCTTTTAGGCGCATATATAGCCTCAAATTGATCTGCTCCCTGTATTAGATCGGAGACTTGTACCTTTTTAGTATAGATTTTATCTGTCTTATTTCTTAAATGTAATTCTGCTGTTTTCTTATTAAGCCCAACAAAATCTCCGGGTCTTATTTCTCCGGGAGAGCTTCTATATATTTCTATCTCAGTTGCATTTGGTTGAATCTTGTTTTCTTCAAAGATATATTTTTTATCAGGAGATATGTCTAACCTTCGCTCTTCTGCGTTGCCCCTTATTATATCTGTTCTAAAATCAGCGTCATTTCCTTTAACTTTCTGCCCCTCCACAAACTCCTCTGCCGTCTTGTACTTCTTGGCTTCGGCTTCGAGGGGGACAACTTTCTCCGCTGGTTTTGCTACTGGCTTGGTCTGTAAGACTTCTGGATTATAAACAACCAGTTCCCCGTCTTGCAACAAACCATCAAAACCCGCTTTTTTTAATTGCGTGACGGCTCCAGGATTATTTTTCAGAATGTCTCTTGGTAATAGATTCTGTAAAGAAATGCCCTCTTTTATACTTTCCTCGGCAAGCCATTTGGCATTCCCAATATTATTCTCAACAGCATATTCTACAAAAGTATCCCGAAACTTTCCTTCTGGTGTATCTTTAACTTCAAAAATATTAGCTTCTGGTTTCAATGTAGCTTCAACCTTATTTTTCCCATACGTCTCTATCTTAAAACCGCCCTTCTCGTTGAGATAAATACCCCTTCCAAGCCATGCTTCTCCTTGTCCGGTTCCGGTTTTTGATATATCAAATTTATCAAAAGCCACATCGGTTTCATGCACATATACTTTCTCTGCGCCCTCAGCAGGCTCAGGAGCGACTTTCTCCTCCCCCTTGATAGATGCTGGAATAGCCTCTACGGGGCGTTCTAAGGGCTTCTCAAGGGGTTCTACGGGTAGTTTAGTGGGTTCCAGCTTAACACCAGCCACTTCTGCAAGTTGTTCGTCCGATAATTCCATAGCTCTCTTAGGCTCAAGAACTTCATTAACCATGTTATCTACAACAGCCTTTTCTTTGGGCTTCATTTTTTTATAAACTTCTGGGACTTTGGCCTTGACTTTTTTTGCTCCCTTCGCTCCGTAATGGAACATAGCAAGTTCACCGATAAATTGAGATATAGCTTCAACTGTTTTACTGTCCCACGATTCCCCAACCATTTCTGCGGCTTCCTTAACGGGAGTTGTTATAAACTCAAATCCCCTACCGATAAGTTCGGTTGCCTTTTGTCCAACTTTGGTTTCGGGTTGCCACACAGCCTTGCCTACTTCCTCTTGGAATCGTTCTGCCTTTTCCGTATAATCCTTTCCTGTTAATTCACCTGCACCGGTAATTCCTATTTTACCAAGACTTCCACCAACCCACGCAACCGGAGCAGTAGCAAGCATAAGTCCAACTTCGCCCAAAGTTTTCGGTGCTTCAAATACTTGCTTTCCAATATCCATTGCTTTCTCTCCGACAGTCGGGGCGAAACTACGTCCTGCTCCCATAGAGGGTTTTCGCTCTTCTTCGCTCGCAATTTGCAGAAGTTCTTCATCGGAATAACCGGAAAGCATAGTTTCTTCTTCGGGTTTGCTTGTCCCTACGATTCCCATAAGCTCTTCATCTGAATACTGTGAAAGGTCTGGCATTTACATTTTTCCTCTTCGCTTTAATTCTGCGATTGCCGCTTCTTTCGATACGGATTGTGGTGTTTGTGTTCCCGCACCCCCGCTTGTTCCTATTTTTCTAAAATCCACAACCTGATATTGCCTTGCTTCTTTTGATTCGGGAGTCCAAAACGATGGGACACGTTCATCTTTTGCTACAGGTTCATATCCCATTGTAGCCGCAGTTTCTTTGAGTTTTTCATATTCCTCGGCACTATACGTTCGTAAATCTAACCCACCCTTTTCATTAACATCTAAAAAACCAGCTTCATACAACCTGTTATATAGGTTGTCTTTTTCCTGCTCAGCAGCATATTTTCTCTCTGCCAAAGACTTATCCATTCCGCTCCGCCTTGCCTTAAAATCTTCTTGCGCTTCTCCAAAATACTTATCGGCACGTTTAATGGAATCCTTATCTCGCTTAACCCTTTCCTTATGTTTTTCTCGTAAAGACTTTGCTTTTCGTGGATTATATCTTTCGTAATCAGCCATTGATTGATAACCTTCACTGTTTATGGCTTGCTCCATTTCGGCATCAGCGTTGGCATAAGCATCTCCATTCGGGGCAATGCCTACTATTTCAGTTATTTTATCAACATAAAACGGCTTTGCTTTTATCCAGTCTGCGTTCTCATCAAGCTGTTCAGTAGTGGGTTTTTTCTTAATCTTATCCTCATACCTGTGTCCTTCGGGCAATTTACCCATTTTCTCGCCCGGCTTTATCTGCATGATATCTTCTTCTCCGGGGGCGGCTTTATGGGCGTAAAAAACCTCATGTCCAGCAGTGTGACCTTTTTCTGCTTCTTCCCGTATATTGGTCAGGATAGGTTCTTTTTCTTCTTCTCTTCTCTTTTCGAGTAAACTTTCCCTGAGTTTCATAGTTTATCTCCTACAGATACATTGGGCTTTGGTCTGATTCAATTTCGTATCTTTTAAGTTCAAGTTCTCGCTGTGTTCTCCATAAATCAAATGCCGCCTGATACGCATTTTGCTGTCTCTGGACTTCAGCACCCCACATTGCCTTTGACTTTTCAAGCATCGGGGCGTATTCACCAGCATATTGCCTTTCGGCTGTTTCTGCCGCACCACCCATTACGTTTTCAAGTCCCTCTCCGTATCCGGCAAGGGCGTCTCTCAATGTAATCCTTTTAACATTGGGGTTTTCAAAACTCCCCGCCATCGCCCTCTGAACCTGACTTCTCAAACTTCTGACATGGGGAGCCGCCGCTTGTCTTGTGAGAAAATTCAATCTTCGTTCATCCCGTTCAGGAATTTCATATTCGGGGATATCTTGAGGATATTGGGACTTCCAATCTTCAGCAGTCATTCCCGGTGGTCTGGTTTGTCTGACTGGATAGTTTGTCATTTGGGTTGCCTGCCCCGCCGAATTGTAGTGGGTGTATTGCCCCGGTTGACCCTGAACAATGTATGGTTGCCCATATGTACCCATTGGTCTGCCCATTATCTGTGATTCATACGCTTGCTTAGCATTGACTATGGGCATTCTCCCCGAAATGTTTACTGGTCTGGCTCCAATATAAAATTGCTGAGAACCCGCACTCATTGGGGCTTTACTCGCTATTCCTGTTCCCATGATAACCTCCTAAAATTGTTTCCACCATTCTCTTACATAATATCCACGAACAGTCTGTCCTATTCCCGAATACAAATGACCGTCAACCATCGCCGCAACACCGCCGCCGACCAAACTGACATCGTATTTATAATCTATGTATTTTGACCAACTATTGCTTGTGGTATTATACATCCACATTTTTGACGTTCCGACATCGGATGGCAGAAAGTTGATAAAATACAACATCAGGAAATTCCCATCATGCTCTACCGCAACCCCGGCAACTTGCCTTGCTGTACCACTTACTGTCAAAGCAGGACAACTCGCAACTTCTGTCCATGTATTATCAGATGGATTGTATCTATGGAGCTTATTAGACCCATGCCATCCACCTAAAGCCGATGCTCCCCCGCCAACATAAATATAATTTCCAACAGCACAACCCTGACAATAACACATTGATTCTGGATAATTAGTTTTTTGTGTCCATGTATCTGTAGCAGGATCGTATTCATACCATAAATTATTTATATATGGGTCAATAATGGAAGACCCAGTTCCAACATATATCTTGCCACCCACAGACCCGCCAGCAGCATAAGAGGTGTTGTTGGCATTAACTCCATTGACATATCCCACAAAATCGGCTTTTTGTGTCCATGTATCATTTGAGATATTATATTCAGACCAATACCTTCCGCTTCCGGCATAAATTTTTCCACCGCATTCACAAACAAAAGAACCATCAGCATAGGTTCCATCGTAGTTTGCAAGCTGTGTCCATACACCGCTATTGACATTATATTTCCACCAATTAGGCTTCCACAATGGAATATCAGGGTTATCCCTTAATCCAAAATATATATTATCCCCGTAAGCAGCGCACATAGAGAGTCCGGTAAGATATCCCGGAAACGAAGCGAGTCTGCCAACTGCCACAGAAGGAGCTATCGGCTCTGGAATAAACTTATCAAACGCCATTCTTTCTTTCATCAGTTCGTCAAGCGTGTATCTCCCGGCATCATAATATTGCATCATCTCTGGATAATCGGGATGTTTTCTGTCGTACGGTTTTCGCCATTCACCGCCAGCTATCTCATAACCTCTGTTTCTTATGAATTGATGAGGGATTGCACTCATATAATCCTTATAGTCCATATTAGAAGCCTTATATGGTTTTCTGCCGTACTCCATTATTGTTCCTCGTACTCATCTATTCCTACCGCATAATCAAGAAAATACGCCGACTGACTTTCGGTATTGTGCTGAAACTTCAAAGTAATATGCTGACTCGTTAAGTTTTGGTGTTTTCTGTGCCTTCTTATGGTCTGACTTGTTACCACTGCTGTCTGTGCTAAAGTCAATGCCGTCTGCGCTATACCATTTAATGTAGGTGTAAAAGTGATATTCCCCGCTGATTGTGCTTTAATTCTCAATAATACTGCATTGAGATTCATCCTTTTACCAGCACCTGAAAACTCTGGTTGCACATAGGAATCAATGGCGGTTGCTACGTCATTGGTTCCGTAATTCATCTGATAGACCGTACCATCAGCACACCCGCCACCCGTGCAGACTGTTGGAGTATTGCCACTTCCAGCGGACACTTCCGTAAAACACGAAAGATTGTTTGCGTATTTGTCAAAACTCCATACTCTATCTTGAATATCATATATTAAAAAGATATTCGGGATTGTTGCTGACGAACCAGAAACAAGTCCTATCCTTAAAATCTCTTCCGAGGAATCATGAGAAAGCCACATCTTATCTTCATAACCACGCCTGATACATTCACTTTTTTTCGGGTCAAAGTAGTTCCCGATGTTAGATGAAATCTTGTAAACAATCTTCCCGTCAGTCATGTAAACCCCTTTACGGGAAAGGAAAAACGCAGCCAGTCCGATAGCCTCCTGTCCTTCTGGACGGGGAAGGGCTACATTGTCCACCACAGCAACGCTTTTAGCGTTCATGGTTCCTATATCTGTGGACAAATTAACATTTCCGATTGTGGTTGGAGAATAGCCCTCAACAAGTGTAACACAACCACCTTTCTCACCTTTTTCTTCTTGAAAGACTATCAATTCATTATAAAAACTTTTCATGTTGACTATTTTATTTGAACGCCCGTCACCGACTTTCTGAATCATAAAATCATATCCGTTCAGGGATTGCGGATTTCCTTCTTCGGCTATATAGAGATATTCGGGATATTCGTTAAAAGTATAAACCGCCCTGTTTTTCCACACACCGTTGCAGTTGCCTATTTTTCCAAAATCATCAATATCATAATAGGGCATTACGGTAATCCCGATCAAGGTTCCCTCTTGAATGTCCGCACTTACTGTAAAATAATACCAGTAAGCGTGATATTGGGTTGCCTGAAACTGTGTCTGTTCAACATCGGATTGTCTGCCGAATGTCACCCACCCAGACTGTGAAAGACCATCCGTGTCATCTGTAAGGTTTGATACATCTGCGAACGCACCATTAAAGTATTTTACTTTATTTATTGCCGCCGCATTTGTGTTTGGTGTTCCTCCCACATCAACGTAAAATCCTATAATGGGGTAAGGAGTAGCAAAATAAACCCTGTCTTTTGAGTCATCAGCACTCCCTATCATATTGCTGACGTTGATTGCGGTACTTCCAGAAGTAAAATAAACATCGTCCGATTGGTCAAAAAACTGTGCTTCAACAGCATCCCTTAACGCACCATCCCATACATTTTCAAGGTCTTGCCAGTTTGAATCAAACGTAACACTTGTAACCTCAACTTCAGCATCAAGAGAATGTCCGGTTGAAAGATAAAGCTGATACCAGTACCCGCAAGTTCCATACATATAAGTCGGCATACTATCTGTGGGAAGTGTCCATGTCATATCGCCTGATTGCGCCAGAGTTTTAGAGTCTGAACTGGTTCCGTCTGAAAACGAAGCCACCGCCTGCCAAGTAAAGTCTGTCTTACGATATTTGACATTCATTGTGGCGATAGTTCCATTAACTTTAGACACCACCCAAGAGAGTTTATTTATTGGAACCTGTGTCATTATAAAAATACAATCGTGGTCAGTAGCCAAGTCTCCTAATGAATCAAGAACTGCATGAGTAGTAGTTTTCCCGTCTGTAACTTCTACAGTGTAATCATTGCCAAGCGTGGGGATTGCAGGAGGAGCCGCCGTACCTAAGAACTTTATGAACTTTCTCACATAGGTTGTTCCAAGATAAATCTGGTGCTGGTCAACACTATTTGAGAATAAGAGCTTATCTCCCATTATGTTCCATGCCGCAGGTTTTGGACTTGCAGACCCGTCAAAGACTTCACTTCCAAAGACACCCGTTGTAACCGCAGGTGGTTCAGCGGTAGCCTTCAACACATCACCATCTCCCATTTGAGCATAGAAAACACTTTCAGTCTTTTGCCCTTTGGCAAACTGGAAAAGAGAGATAACTTCATTTGTACCGTCTGCGGTAGTGTGTAACTTACGAGTTCCTGTACGTTTCTCAAGCCCCGGATGCCTGTTTCTAAGGTTCTGAACCATAGAATACTGACCCAAGGGAAGAAGAGCAGGTTCAACGCTTGTTACCGCACCGCCAGTAAACGGTACTGCTTTTGTGATTTCTGTTATCGGTTCCATATCATTCCTATACGTAAGGTGCAAAATCGTAAAAGACTTCTTCCATTGTCATATCACCATCAAGAGTTCCGGCATACGCCTGTAAGGTAGTCATAAGCATTTCCTGAAAATTAAGACTCCCGCCACGCTGTTCCTTTGGACTTACCACCGCTTCCCTGAGAATAGAAATAGCCCTCGGTGCAATTAAGTGATGGAAAAACTCTGGTAATTCTGATATGAGTCCATAATAATCATCATCAACAGATGTCTCCGTTCCTATCGTACAAACCCTTGCCGCCGAATAATCCGATATAGTGTCCACCCAATCAGCCGTAACATCTTCGATTTGCATACCGTTGTAATAATCAGCTTCTTTACGGGCGGTTGAGGCCAAGGTAATCGTCTTCGCACCAGCTCCGGCTTCCTCTCCCTGATTCAAATCTCGCGGGCGGGTATAATACCATAATGTAGGTGTATCGGAATAACTATCCATATCAAATCTGATATTATTTCCGTACCTGTAATAGAGGTATTCCTGCCCGCCATAACTGTCTAAGTGTTTTTTATCAAGACTGATTTCGTGAAGTTTTACACCCTCGGAATTTTCCAGTCGCCTTAACTTGAAAAAGTCCGCAGGCAAAGAGGCAACAGAAGACGATACCGTTAAGGTAGTCGAAGTAAGGAACAGTTCAGGAAACCGCTTGAACAAAATCCCATGCAGAAACCTTTGGGCATTGTTAATCGCCTGCATGAGCTGTTCGTTTTTATATTTACCGCTTGTATCGGTTCCCTGAACCAAAGCCGTTGAATGCTCATTGACTCCATATCTAACTTGTGATAGGAGCTCGTACCCATTCATGTATGTTGACATTATGCATCCTTTCTTGGCCTCCCACCCTTGTTCTTCGGAGGATTTGTTGCATTATCAAGGAGCGTCTGCATCATCTTCCTCATTTCATCCATTTCCGCACGAAGGGAAGCATTCTCGTCTTTTGTTTTGCTTATTTCGCTTCGTTCCTCGTCTTTCATCGAAAATGGCTCAAGAAGTTTCAGGCCAAGTTCTATTGCGTATTCTGTTACTTTGCTTGTCGGGGGTAAATAATTCATCCCCATCATCTTTCTGTTTTCGTTTTTCTGGTTGTACTCAATAATCTGTTTCTTCTTAAATGACTTGTTTCTTTTGAGAGCTTCCCGTTTAATCTTTTCTTCATCGCACCCATAAGAAAGTTGTGTCAACCCTCTCTGCCCCATTGAATTAAGAACGTGTCTTCCACAGGCATCCTCAACTTCCATTTTCGTGTCAGCTTTCATTGACATCGAAACCCCGGCAAACTGCATTTCAAACTCTTCATTCGTTGGATTGTAAAGTACTATCATTTCTTCCTCCTTGTTAATTCAACAGTTAAATCACTTTAGGCTGTTGATTAAGTTTATTACTTCCTGTGTCTCAGGAAGGTACTCCAAAATATTATCACACTCACTTATATGCCAAGGTTTAATATCGCTCGGTAAAAATCCCCTGACATTATCATCATACAAAGTCTTTTTGTATAACGCCCACGCCTTGTAATACTGCGAACCATTTCTGTAAGGCAGAACGTGGTCTGGATGTTTACAGGTCGGGATTAAAACTATGTTATTATCAAACGCTCCCGCTAAATGGACAGGAGCCGAATCGTTTGTAACCACCGTATTCGCCTGCGAGAGCAACGCAATCAATCCCCCAAGACTTAACTTGTCTCGGAAGTCAAAACCGTTCTCAGGGCAATCTACGGGCAAATAAGAGTGCTTCTCAACTCCGTTCTCGTCTATCAGCAACTTCTTGCCGATAATCCCGACAGGTTTTTCGGATTTGTCTATTATTTCCTGCCACCATTCTATCGGAAAAGTTTTACTCGCCCATCCAACTCCGGGATGAATCAAAACCAAATCCTTCGGGTTAGGGCAAACCTTCAAGACTTCATCCATATCCTCTTGAGAATAACTCAACTTAAATTCCTTATCCTTAATCGGTAATGTTCTTCCGATACACGCCACGCTGACATAATCTATTCCACTACATAATGCGTGAACCAACTTGAGTTCTTTGTTATGGTTTTCGCTTGGATGAGCGTTCATCTCAAGTGCGGCATCCAATCCCTTCGGATAATCTCTCGCAATCTTCACACCTTCAATATGATCAAAAAGCCTCGGCACGGACGATAACCCGTAGATATCAGCGTCGGGATAAAGAAACTCTCTAAAGTACCTTATGAGTGGTTCAGCGCACATCTGGTCGCCTATTCCACCGCCGATATAAACAAAGACATTCCTCTTAAATTTGTATTCAGGATTTTCCTTCCACATCTGAATATCTCTATCAATATCGTCAAAGATTTTATCTTCAGGCCATCCAGCGTAATGAATAAAGTAAGAATCCAGTCTCGTCAATCCGGTTAATCTGTTCATTATTGACATTGAATTAAACTTGTATTCGAGTTCCTGAACTTCAATCCCCAAATCAAATAAACGGTAATTGAGATAAGTCTGTTCGCCAAAGGAATTTCTCAAGGGCTTCAGATCTTTAACCGGGCTGAAAACATGCCTGTGTTTTCTTGAAACAACCATGACACCCGTATTATAGTAGTCCTGATTGTTCCAGTTCGGAAGATCAACACCATAAACCGATTTCGCTTCATACAAACATAATGCTCTCGGCGTGAATCTTCCCTCATTGAAGATTCCAAATTTCTCTTCGGAAACAATATCAAACAATGAAGGGGAGTCTTCCCTGATTAAAATATCCGCATCTATAAAGGCTATTCTATCGTAGTCCTTTTTGAGGAACTCATAGATTGCGAACTTAATCCAATGCGGAGACGGCATATTGTCTGCATCATTCAAAACAACTAAATCCGCCCCTATCTTATCGGCATAATTTTCAAAGAACGGTCTGGTCTTAGACCAGATTTTTTCGTACTTCTCACCACTAACTATTGTAAGGATAGCTTTCTTCATATTCTCCTGAATGCACTATTTGACTTACTCAAGTTATTCGCCTTCTGAAACGCCGATTGAAGTTGGAGCTTATCATCCTTCGTCCTGTCTCTGAAATTCTCGTGGGTTTTTCTACGCTGTTCTTCACGCTCAAACTCCATGTGAGCAGAAACCTCATCCAACTTCCTTTCAATGGTCGTATTCGTCATATCGCCTGACTTAATAAAAGCCAAATCCCGTGCATAAGGTTGTCTAAAAACCCCATTCTCAACGCCCGCAAGAGTGGCTATAGGAACTGAACCGCCCATAGCCCTCTCGTAGGTTACAATAAACTTCTCCGTTTCTGGATGGAAAAAGCAATTAAGCCTTTTGTCCATCAGCTTCAGGTCTTTCATAAAGCTGCGGTTCACGTTTGGCATTATTTCCTCACAATCTCGTAGTTTTTGAGAAGGGATTCACGAAGAATACCTATCCGTTTTAACTCCATACCTTCAGTGTCACAATGACGAAGAGTACTTTTGAGAAAACGATTGAACCCTGCCATGTCAAATACTTCCTCGACTACTTCCTCGACTGCTACCTTGACTTTCTTTTTAGTCATGATTTGCTCCTCCCTTATGATACTAACACCTCTGCGATATTACCTTCGCCGATAGTTGTAGTTACATGGGGTCTCGGCAGATATACAAAAGCATCTTTAGTAGACGATGCAATTTTTGTAACACCAATAAAATTACATCCATTGTCAATCATTGCAACGGCTGTAGCGCTGCCAGTGAAGTTGAACGCTTCATCAATCGCAGTTCCCATATTGGAACTCATAACAAAGAACGTGCAATTTTTGAAGTATGCAAGCGTAGCACTGGAAGTATTCTTGAAGTTGAAAAACATGGGATCGGAACCATCTACCATCATTCTGAAAACACAATCTTCAAAATGGGCCGTAGTGCCAGCTGCCATAGAAACATTATAATTCGAGGCAGCACGCGTTATTGAACTATCTCCGAACATGCAATGTTTGAAGTAATTCTCTGTTCCGGTAATATCTACTCCGACATAAGAAGCATGATCAGCCTGTGTAGCAAAAAACGGCCCGCCAAAGTGTACATATTCAAACGTATTTCTCTCACCGGAAATCAGCCAGCCAACATAATCACCCTGTGCCGTACCGTGCATGGTATAAATATTAGAGAATTTATTTCCATAACCACTTACAGTGATAAACGGAGTAAACGCCGTACTCATACCGATTCTGGCCCTTAAATGTTCAATACTGTCAGGATACATACCCTGAAGGTGAGTCATGTTTTTCGCCCAAGTCAGTCCTGAACCCTGTGAATGGCTATCAGGTGAAAGATAAACAATATCGTTTCGACCTGTTACCGTTTTGTTATATGCGTCTGTAATCGAGGTGTGAAGGTTTTCACCTTTAATTCCCTTCTCTCGCAGATAAGCATAAGTAGCTCCCGCCGAAGTGGTCGCATAATATCTTTTTGCGAGCATTGAGCCCCTGATTTTCGCAGGGTCAATATCCGCACCGATGTCAATGTTTCTGTCTTTAATCATTTCAATTCTCCTTAATAGTTTGCCCTCCGAGGAGCCAAAGCTCCCCGGAGATACTGGTTAATGTGTCAAGGAATAAATCCCACTCCTAATACAGGCTCGGCTCTACAAGGTCTTTTAAGAGCACAAGACAGTTACGAGCCTCAGTTCCCAATTGAGTGTAGAGGCGGATAAACAGGTCCCACTCATCATAACCGCTACGCCTGTGCATATTGCTCCCGTCAAGATTACCCCAACCCAGAGGTGTGAGTTCGTATTTCTGAATCACTCCATCAGGCTCGAAGAAGATTGAACCCGGTTGTGTCATGGGGTCAACCACAATCTTGAGAGAACCATCACCACCGCTAAATGTAAGTGTCTCATAACCACCTTTCAGTACGGTAGGTGCGAACCTCACATCAGGCATAAGCAGATTAGCGTATTTCCTTCGCTGTCCAAGCCCCATGCGGATTGTGTCGATTTTCTTACCAGAGGTAAATCTGGCAAGGTCAACGGCATTCAGCATAAGGTCAATGGAAAGTTCCCTGTCAACACTGGAATTAGAAAGAATATTCGCTCTCCACTTTGCATAAGTGTCAGCATTAATACCCTCGAATGTGTCGAGTTTTGTACCGTCATCGTAGATTCCCGTCAGTCCGGTGATTTCTACCGGAGTATCATCGGAAGCCCACGCAACTTCCCTCGCACCGGACTTGATTGCCATCGAACCAGCCGCAATCGCTCCGGTCATAACAGGAAGCAATGCTGAGAAATAGGGATGATTTGCCTTCGCCGCAGTGGTTACACTTTCAAACGTAACAACCTTGGTAGAGGGCGCAATCGACTGTATCCTACCCACACATGGTGAAGCCGCATCCATTGGTGAAGCGCCAGCACTCGCATAGAAGTCAATATACATGCCTTCCTGCATATACATAACACCTATGTCATTATCAAACGTACCAGCCCACGTAGCAGACGAACTCGGAGTAGCCTCAGCAGAGAGTCTGCCAAGCTGTCCAAAGCCATCCCAATGACACTGCCTATTAAGGTCAACAACTATACTCTGATAGATGTCGTCCATTTCATCGGAAAGAGAGTCCACAAAAGACATGGGATTTCCCTTTGCCATTTCAATCGCAGGGCCAGTCAGCCGGATAGCACCATAGAGATAACGGGGAACGATTGTTCCGTTATCTTTGGTTCCTGTCAGCGGGTCGGGAAGTTTCTTAGATTCAGCTCTACCACCCGTACCCTGTGCCCTTGCGTACCTTACTCCAAAGACATACCCTTTACCGCCCGGCTTCCTGTCGGATTTCGGGAACTGGTTGTAGGTAATCTTTTCATCGTTAAACTGGTTTTTCAGACCATCACCATACACATTTTTCAATATGTCGGTAAGATTGGTCAGATCAGCATAATCAGCCATAATGTAACTCCTTACTGCCCGAACTTAGCCATTCTTTCTTTGAGAATTGTTCGGGCTTCCTTGAGGGTTTTAACCTCTTCAACTTTTGGTGTCGCTGTATCACCAGACGGAATCTTAGGGAGTGTTGTTTTCCCGTCAATATAGTTTTTGATTACCGCTTGGTCATAAGCCTCTTTCTTCTTTAATCCTTCTTCTACCATTTTATTTACCGCCTTTGTGTCTGTGATATCGAGACTGTAAAGAGGATTTCCAACTCCGAAAAATTCAGCCAAGAACGATTGCTGGTCTTTGTCAACTTCTCGAAGAAGTGATTTAACTTCCCGTTCATAATTGACAACAGCTTTCTGGTTTTCTTCCTGAGCTTCAATCTCCCTTTCCTTCGCAAGAGTTTTGCCTTTTTCAGACTTCAGCTCAGATTCGAGCCTTGCAATCCGTTCCGATTCAGTTTCATCTTCGTACTGTTTGGCTTTTTCCTGTTCCTGCCAGTACGTTTCATACTTATCAAGCGTAGCGGCTTTCTTGATGAGGTCTTCGATATCACCAACATCTTTGATACGGCCTTTAAGTTCTGTACCGTCTTTCAGTAGTTCCTCTAAATCTTCAATAGATTCAACCTCATTGTTTTTGAGAATAGTCTGGAGCTTTTGTTCTGCCCCTCTCCATTCCTGCCAACGTGGGTCTTTATCCCAAGGAACCTTATCGTCAGCGGGCGGGTCTGACTTATCATCGCCCTTATCCGATGGCGAGTCGGATTTATTATCGCCTTTATCGTCAGGTGGCGGAGCTGACACGTCATCGCCAATTTCACCCCTTTCGTTCATCAGGGGCATTAACAACATTTCTAACAGTGTTGGTTCCGAACCAACTTTTGCGGTTGTCTTCATTTTTCTATCCTCCTATGTTTTATGAACAATCAATATTGACTGTCCAGAAATCACTTTGTATTTACATAAATAGCTTTCTGTTGCTGTCTCGCTTGTCTCAAGGTCAATGGCCTCTTAGACTTCGCTTCCTTCGGACTAAAAACTTTATATCCGCCTTTAACTTTCCTTACCCGATACGGCATTCCCCTGCTCCTGTGCTTGCATCATTTGTTCCTGCATTTGCTGTTGTGCCAGTTTAGTATGGATACTTGTATGAGCCACCAATACTCCTTTCAAATCAGGCTCAAGCTGTGCAAATTCAGCCGAAAGAATGTATCTCCTGTGAACCTCTGCGTGTATCTGGTGATTATCATATTCAAATAACGGGTCTTCAATAAGTGCTTCAAACTGACCTTCTTCATTCGGTTCTTCGTCAACAACATAAATATTGGTAACATCGCCGCTTGCGACTTTTGCGTTCTCTCTTTCTGCACGGTCAATATCAACATTCAGTTTTTCCGCAAATCCGCTTAACCCAAGTTTGTTAAGATACTCCTGCCTTACTTCAGGGTCTTGCATATCCAAAACATTGTACTGTGCCAACTGAAGCATAAGCTCTCTTTTGCCTGCCATAGTGGTTGAAATCCCTGAATCGAGTTCCAGTCTTACATCTGTGTTTCCCCTTAAATCAGAACCCTTAAACGGGATTACATTATCTTTTTCACCCTTCCCCACTACTTTTATCATACGGGTTTCGGTCATAACCGTTTTCGCAAGTAAGAGTCTCTTTTTGTAGGTGGTACTCATTGAGCGATTGAACCTGTCTAAATCGGGCGTGTGCGACCTTTCGGCGGTTTCTCTTAAAATGTCCACCATAATACCGGAGGCTTTCGAGGTCGGGGTCTTGCCTCTTAAAATGTTCTTCGGGTCGCCTGACGAATCCTGTATCTGTACTTTGGCAATGGCTCTTTCTTCAAGAACCTGTTGCGGGAGCGGTGTTCCACTTTCAATTCGGGGCTCTTTACCACCTGACATTAAAGCGTCGTACTTCAGCACCAGAAATCCTTGCCCGCCATCACTGAGTTTCTTTAATCCAATATCGCCGGGTGTGATAACTCTTGGCCTGCCTAACCCTTTCCGGTTCATCTCAAGGGCTTGGTCAATTTCGTTAATCCGGTTCTGTGGACTGATTAAATCATTCACTCCAGCATCCGACCAGAATCTTCCAGGGATTCGGTTATAATGAAAATCGGTCAAACTGTAATACCACGAATCCTTTTCTGCCGGAATCGGCATTGAGTCAATATCCAAAAGCAGTGTATCTCCGCATACAGCAATATATCTTCCTTCCGGGTACTTAATCGAGGGCTTTAATTCCATTTCCTTAAATAAGACAAGTTCCTGTTCTTCCAACTCAACTGAAGTTGATATTCCATACCCCTTCCACGGTGATACCTGACCCACTAATTTCATAAGCCTTTTCTGATAATCAACCGCTTTGAGGCTTTCCTGAACCACTTTTACATTGAAAGTATCTTCCGCCCATTCCCTCGGAACTAAAGTTTTAATTCCTATCCAGCGTTTGTCTCTAAGATTCTCACCTGTTTCATCCATGACAACATTGAAAGGGATTACATTCTTGGTAACAACTTCACCAGTCTTTATTAATTTACCCTTTTTATCAAAGAACCATTTACCACTATTCATTTCGGGATAAGTTCTCAAAAATGCCGTGCCAGCCAAAGAGAGCCAATCACAAACCTTTTCCTTCTCACCCATTATCTCGTTATCATTTATGGTATCCATCCATGTAAGAAGTTTCGCTCCTAACTCGGAAGCCTGTTTGTCTTCTTTCTCATTTGTATTCGGGCGAACTTTAGGAATAAGGTTTTGCGTGAGAAACATAGACCTGACCGCCCTCACAAAATCCCGTATCTCGTTTGCTACCGGAGTTGGAATATATTGAGGAAGCTGTCTGCGCCTGAACGAACCCACCGACCTGACATACTCAATCCACTGCTCACCAATGTAGTAGAGGATATTCCGATAGATAATCCTGTCCTGCATGGTGCGGGCATAGTCCATATCGGTATTAAAAAGCTGGTCAACAATACCAACTAACTCTTTGGAATCTACCTTTTCGTCTTTTTTGAATAACTTGTATTCTGAGAGTGACATACCTTATCCCATTTTATTTTATCGTGGTTGTCTCGATATTTTTTATTCGTCCCCTTGTGTGAAGGACACATCAAATTCTCGCTCACATCTCTTCCGTTACTTCTACCTCAGGCGGTTCTTTATCGTAATACTTTTCAGTTAAATCAACCTGTGCGTATTGTGCGTAGTCCCTTGACATAACCCGATTCAAGAGTTCCTTTTCCCTTCGCACCGCTTCTCTTTTGTCTAACTGGCTTATAACTACCTGATAGATTATAATGCCAATTAGAACTGCGATTGTTATTTCCATGATTCCTCCTTACCAGTTTGCATATTCCCCTTCTCCTTCTTCAAATGATTTCCAGATTTCCTCTCTCTCAATCTTTGCCACGTCTGTTATGTCCTGCGGCGGAAGATTCTTTTCTGGAACAATAACAACATCCCCTATCGGTCTTGACATACAAATTAAGCACGCTTCATCATAAACGTGGTCTTCGGCTTTTGTGTCAACATCTTCAATGTTGTTCTCATCTACCACCAGATTCGGGATTGTACGCTTAAACTGCATACAATTAGGGTAAATCTGCATCATCGGAACAGAACCGGGCTGATACCTTAATCTTTCGTGAAATTGTTTAATCTTCGCTAATCGTGTCGGGTCTCCCGGTGTTAATGGTATTCCCAAATCCCTGAATATTTCTGCTGTTGACGGCCCCTGACCACCGCCTAAATAATTCGGACGTTTCTGAAAGCAGTCATGTCCGGCTAATCTCGTTTTAACCCTACCCCAAACTCCCATGTTCTGCTCTTTAAGAATAATACTCTTGCCTACGTCCGTATCGGTCAGTCTTAAACCCTTATTCGGGGTTCCATTCCAGCCGTACCACTCATCAAACCGAAAAATCCTGTTATCTGCATCCACCCACCACCAGCCTATCGAAAACGGTGCGCCAAATCCCCAGTCATAAGTCATAATAATCGGAGCATTCTCCGGTATGGGCTGTTTCGCTATCTCATCGCTTACAACGTGTATAGATTCGTTCCACTCCTGAAACGCCTGCCCTACAAATACATTCCAGTCCCCATCCCTGAACGCCTTCCTGATGGCCTCTGGGAGCGTATTAAGGGTATTCCAGTACGAAGCATCAATATACGGATTATCAGAGGCTTTAGATGGAACATAATGAAACGTCTTTCTATAATCTATACTGTCCCCCTCTGGTTTCCACTCATCGCCAAATATCCCATCCATCCAAAGAGCCTTGCACCAGCCGTGGCCAATAGAACCCGGATTAGTACCTCCGATAAACGGACACTCCATGTCAGGAATCCCCGGCCATCTTAAACGAGTTCTTAAAAACGTAAACACATCGTAATCATTTTTTGTAAGCTCATCCACCAGTATTGCGGCGAATTCCGAGCTGGCGTATTTAGCCGGATCGTCCAGATTTCTAAATACGATAACCCCATTCCCGTAAGCGGGATGTAATATAAAACACCTTCCATAATCCCTGTGGTCTGCGTAATTCTTTCCCATCCATTCTGGAAACTCACGGGCTATCTTCTGTAATTGACGGTCTTTCAACGAGGGATAGTTCTCACACGCCAACATGACGCTTACCCACGTTAATTTTTTTTCAAGGAACACTTTCATCAAGTATCGGGCGGCAAACCACCTTAACAGATACGACTTACCTCCTCCGAGAGCCCCGCCGTACAGAATGAACTTATACTTCTTTGAGTCCAACGCACGAACCAAGTCCAACTGACGAGGCTCAAATCCAGCCATTTCCTTCGAGGTATCAAAATCGTATTTGGGTTGCTTCGCCATTAACGCCTGCCCAACTTTCTCATATTAACCCCCTGATAAGAACGCCCCTGTGGAAAAAGATGAAGCCCTAAAGCACCCGAATTGACTTTCCCGGTTCTTGGTGGCAAAAAACCAAGAGCATGCCCAGTCCTTGTACTGGTTTTCGCAGGAAGCATCCCAGATAATGCGTATTCGGGTGGCCAAGAACCCTTGGCGTCCGGCTCTACCTTATCCTTGAACGCCCTGCGATAATCATAAGAACGCCTTAAATTGTCGGGGTCAGGGTCTAACTTCAAACGCTTAGCATGCCTGCCATACCAAGAACGAAACCCTAACTCATCTACCCCTCTCCTGCTATCTCTCAATGTCGGCATAAGACTCCTTTTGTGGTGAAAAAACCGTGGGGAGGGATATATAGTACTATGAGCCTACCCCCTTGGGGTACATACCCCCCGTCTCTCATGGACTTATTTTTTCTCCCACTCTCCCACTCTCATCCATCCCTGAAAATTCAACAGCGTTCATCTCAATTACATACTGTGTCTCTATGTCCAGTGCTATGCGTCTCAACATCATGGCTATGTCTGAGTTAGAGCAGTCGGCTTCACGTCTTAGTGCGTCAATGACCTTGTTCATCCCCTTACCTCCATTCTCTGTTTGCCAATCCGGTGAGCGTCGTGTCCGCCATCAGCGTACTTTTCTGCAAGACAAGCGGCCTTTATCTCTTCGCGGTTTGCGGTACACTCCTCGATGTCTCGCATTGTCTCGGCGTGGATTCTCTTACACGCCTTTATTGTGTCCGCTCTGAACTGCGCCTTGAACGTGTCCCATGCCTTATTTCTGCGCCTGAATCCTGGCTCGGTGAGATCATAATCAGGTGAGTAAGGGTTGTCTTTATCTGGATTATCTCGTACACTCTCAGGAACGCTAACTGGAACGCTAAGGGTTTCTGGAACGCTAACTTCCTTCTTAGCGTTCTCAACCCCACCTTCGGGAACGCTAAGGAACGCTAACTTTCTACACTTCCCGCTACAATACCGTGCTGACACTCGCTTTGCTTCAAATTCTCTGCCGCATACTTCGCATTGTTTTATCATGAAACCCCCTATTTTAGTGCACACTATCCATCCAACCCGTCGGAGATCGTGGCTTCTGGGCCATCCTCAGGCGTTACTTCCGGCGTAACGTCTATTACATTAGAGAATGACACCATCGGTTGGATGTTCTGTGTGCTAAGATCGCGCTCAAGTCGCTCTTTATCGTAAAGAATTCCAACATCTACCATACCACGACGCATGATTAGCTTTTTGCGTTCCTCTTCGTCAAGAGACAGATACACCTTGACATCTTTTTCCTGTGCTGCTGCTAAAATGTCTGCCCTGTGCGCTTTGTAGTCTCCCACTGTGTTTGCTTTAATTCCATATCTATTGAGTACTTCGTGAACTGCCTGTCTACTTACCTTGACAGCATCTGCTATTTCTGGAGGGGTTGCTGGTGTGGTGGTTGCTATTGCAAGGATAGCTGGCGTTTTGCTCGGTCTGCGGGTTTTCAGTGGCTGTGGTGATGTTTCTGCCATGTCTTACCTTCTACCCTTCCCGGTTTTCTTGGGTGTCTTACATCCACGGCCTTCGTTTGCTCTCCGGCCTTTTCCGTTGTGTAGTGGTTTGCCTTTCATATCTTCGTTATCTCCGCTATGCACTGCCGAGGGATCCTGAATTCACCCTGGATTTGATTGTCTACATAACCTTGGCAAAGTATAAGCCATGTTTTGTCCTGTTCAATGAAGTAGCCGATTGTCTTAATGATGTAGTCCTCTTGTATGTCTATGTCACTTTCATCCTGCCATGTTGGGATTGGTCTTGCGTGGCTGTCTCTCCAGTGTAATTCTACTTTATCATACTTTTTGAGTTTCAACATTTCCCCTTGTTAATGGTGGGCGGGATCACTCAATTCCAGCCGTTCAGCTTTATTTTTTTAAATTGGGATACAGCCGCCCTGTATTAACTTCCATTTTTTAATGGCGTATTTTACCATTATTTATTTGGTTAAGTCAAGTTTATAATTATTTCGACAATTTCGTCGAAAGTTCGACAATTTTCGTTCTTAATGATTCTATATACTTATGTTGTTTTAGCCTATTTTCTCGACAATTTCGTCGAATGGTGGTTTTGTAAGTGTTTGTTTTTGTTATTATTCTATTTGGCACAGTGTATGCAATGTTATATAAGTAAATACAACAGCAAACAGGGGGACAATGAAAACCAGACGGGAAGATGAGAATATCAAAGAAATACTAAATATGCTCGTGAATGATGATACCGTGTATTGCGGGGGTATCACAGAGTATGAAGCATTTATAATGCGCCGTTATAATATGACGCAAAAACAAGTTGGTAATATAACTTATAAAATATGGTCGGCTATCAAGTCGTTGCGTTAGTAACCAATAACATAGGAGGGAAAGACAATGAAACTATCACGCTATTGGAACGCAAATAAAAGGCAAATCAAGAGAAATTGGAAAAAAGAAATTATTCGAGAAAAGCACAACTTTTCAATGTTACAGTATATCGCAAGCATTACAGACCATATTGAAAATGATATCGGATTGATTGAACACGATATCAGCATGGGAAGTATAGAGCGCGAATTATACACAACACTATAACACCGCATAGCGGACAGGAGGGCAAAAGATGGATGAATTAACAAGAATATACAGAAAGAATCAATTTGAAGCAATCGGGACACAATATCAAGAGTATTCACCAAAGATTAAAATCATTAAACCGGACGGAGAAACAAAGTGGATGGACATTACAGAAAAGGAATTAAAGCAAATTAAAACTATTTTAACCGCATAGCGGGAAAGGGGAAAGAGAAAATGAAAAAGTTAATTAAGTCAGCACAAGAAATGTCCGAGGCTTTTGAGACAAGGGAACGTGATAACGGTGACAAATTCCGAGTCTTAAAAAACGGTTCACCTGAATGGATGACGGAGATTGTTCACACAGTGCACGGAGACGCATTGCCAGATGATACAATTTACAGGTTTATTGAAATGACAGTTGACGCAATCGCAGATTGTGATCCAGACGCAACCGAAGACGATATTCAAGAACGCCTTTACGAAATCGAGCCGGATGTTTACACCTCCGATCTGACAGAATGGTTACACGCCAGAAACGACCATGTTTATTATTTAACGGAAGCACTCGAAGAGTTTAACCCGAGAGACGGTTTTCAAGCTCTAAGCATGGCACAAGCGAACCAGATAAAAGAAGTTGCTTTTGATACACTGTCAGCACTTGAAAATCTTTAGCTCCTGACCCTGCTTTCAACTCCGGTTGAAGGCGGGAGTGAGTAACTAAAAAATAGGAGGTAAAATATCATGGGAAAATGTTTGTATGATTTTTACGAGCGGGGTTATTGGGATGGAATCCAGTTTAGTTATGTCCCGGACTTCACACTTGAAAATGCGGAAAAGGCGTGGATATTAGGATATCACCATGCAAAGGATAGAACTGGGTTGTTAGAAATAGACGATTTTGAAAAGGTGGTGCTATGATCTACAAGATTCTTGAGACATCCATCTTTTTCGTTCTGCTCCTCGTTCTGATGTGGCTGTTTCTATGCCTTTAGCGCACAGGATAGGCACAGCAAGCGATTTTCAGGGGTTAGTTGGTAGGGGAGTATGACTTGAGAACTTTAACAGCTTAAAAGCAAAGGAGGAAGGGGAAATGGAAATCACAAGGTGTACCAGAAAAGAATTACGAAAATTAAACGCCTCGAATTTTAAGCATGGGGATTGTGTGATTGTTGGAAAATATTATATTTCAATCCGTTACGGAACCTTTGAAGATCCTCAAAAATATAACCGCCCATCCCTGTGCTCATTCGTAGAACTTGAAAATGGGAGGGGCCTCGACTGTACACCGGGAACATCAAGGGGCATGACCCCGTATTTTATTGATGATTTTCTGGGACGCTAATTGTCAAAGAACTGTAGAATATTAGACACTAAAAACACTGAATTGTCAAGGAAATAAGGAGGTATCATGGAAGATTTAAGAGAGCGAAGAGCGAGATTCGTATATGATGGGGCAAGATTAGCGGCCCAAGCTGCGAATGCTCCCATAATTCCTGTATTGTGGGATGAGAGAGAAGAGCCGTTTAGGGCACAATTCAGAGAGGTAATTGACCGTCAATGTGGAGAACAAAGAAGTAAATCACCGGAGGAGCTACATGGCAGTTGGATGCAGTCATACTTTACAATGGGATGGGTGTATGGCGAGGAGTATAATCGTGAGAACAAGACACATCCAGATCTCGTGTCGTACGATGATTTGGGCAAATTAGAGCGTGATAAAGATGCTGTATTTGTTGCGCTGTGTGAAATTGCACGTCAATGGATTTGTGAGTAATTCGGGAGGAATCATGGAAGATCTGAAACGAGTTATTTTAATGCTGGGTAAAGCACAGCGGGAGTATCTGGCGCAAGTTGCCGAGGAAACCGGGGCAAGTAGAAGCTGGCAGGTAAGAAGGTTGATTAACGTGGAGATAGAGCGAAAGAAGGAGGCGGATCATGGCACAGTGGAAAAGTAAATTAAGTTTGGGTGATGAGTTTACTCAATATAACGAGGATAAAATCACAATTACAGAACTCGGCAAAGTTGTAGCGGATAAGATTGAGAAATTTAGAAAGAGGAAACCTTGGTTATACCACGACCCCGAACTGCGGGATATTATTTTCAGCTTCCAGCATGAATGTGAATCAGAAGATAGTTTTGATGACGTAATGGAATCCCTATATGACTGGGGAGATGACGATCATACTTGTTGGATAGACACCCATTAAAAGGAGGCGAAACCATGACGGATAGAGACACTATTAACGCGCAGGCGCAGACAATTATGGAGCTTCAAGATTTGGTTTATTCACAGCCGAACAATGAGTATGTCGAGGCTCTGGAGATGAACGTAACCGAACTCCAGCACATTATCGGGGAACTACAACAAACGATCCGGAGAATGAAAGGGGGCCGAAATGTCGAAAATAACCAGAACAATGTATAAGGATCCGCCGAGGGGATGGCGCACGGTCGGTTGGTTGCCGTACACAGTATTGAAAAGCGGAAAATCAGTTTACCGTAATATCAAGTCAGGTGAATTTTCCACAGAGCAGGATAATAACTATCTGGTCAAGCCAACGGAAGCGGAGCTTGTAGAGATTCACGCTATGTAAAATGATTCCCCCGTTGCTTCGGTAGCGGGGGAGTTTTGTGCGCGTGTTGCTTTAAGGCCGGATGCGACGCCCCCCGGCACTAACCAATTAGACTTAGGGTTAAAAATAAAAGGAGAAGGCTGACCTTCAGTCCATACATTGGCCCCATTTTCACAAGACATCACCTCCTTTCTTATACCTCTTCCCATTTTTCCCACGACTTACATGGTTGCAATAATTTATCAGCAAAACAGCCGAGCCTTGACATTATTTTTACGCTTACTTGAGACTTGACGTGTATATCCTCAATCGGTTCGGTGGCTTCCAAAAAGAAGTTGGTAATTTTCTTCATTTCAGCTTGTTGTTTTTTATTGAGTACCATTCGCCTCATCTCACACCTCCTTTTTGTCATAAAAGTTTCAACATCCGTTGAATTGCATGGATTCAGTGAAACATTTACTTAAACCCGAATATGTTTTTCAGCATATCCACCTCACTTACAATCTTATGAAATTTCACATCTCCCCTCACTTTCAGGCGGGCATCGGCTTCGCTTTCAGCTTCGAGCGTGGTTTTCATTTTGCGCCCGTAGAGGGAAAAGTATATCGTGTATTTCATAATG